TGGAATCGTTGGACAGAAGTACATTGCGCCACTACGAATGGATACCTCACCAGGTTTCCCGTTTGTAAAATTGAGACCATCAGGACAGACAGGGAGAAATTTTCTATTTGAAGAGATTGGAATGAGAAAAGATGGTGGCATCCGATACCAACCAGGACCACTGTTACAGCGCTATCTCGATGAGATCTGGGATGGCTTAGCACAAGGAGTAATTCGTCACAATTTTTATGTTGACACGCTGAAGGACGAGAAACGTTCTATCGCAAGATTATACAAGACTCGTTTCTTCAACGTGCACAACGTAGCGTGGCAAGTTATTCATCGACGTTTGTTCGGAGCAGTTCAAGCTTTTAGACTAGAAATAGGCTATAAAGTAGGTTCTGCCCTTGGACTAGACATGCATGGACCAGACGCGTCCAGACTAATTCATTTTTTGGGAGCCACAGGAAGAAAGTGGTTACCAGAAGATTTTGCGGAATGGGATGGCAACGTAGACTCCAATGATATTGGAGATCACTTCGAAATAGAAATTGAGTTTTTGAAACTTCACGAAGAAGACAAGGTCAACGAACAACGACGAAGAACAAGAGTAGATGCTTTTCTGGACAGAATTCAAATTGTTGACAATTGTGTTTACCGGGCAGTACAAGGAGTACCCTCTGGAGACGGAGGCACCTCCGATGTGAACACCGGAACACACGATTTGTTAAACGATGCGAATTGGATTGAACTACATCTTGCGGCTGGCGAGCCGGAAAAAGCAACCTGTGAAGTCAAAGACGAGGAAAGCCATGAAGTGGCGGTTGGCGACGACGGAGGAGGAACCGTTTCTGACGAGTGTTGTGCTGTTTACAACATGATTAACCGTACTACAATATTCAAACATTATGGTTATCAATGCACACCACCAACTAAAGACGGAACCGAACAACACCTACCCTGGGTAGACATCAAGGATTTTCAATTCTTGAAATGTCATTTTGAACAGGACCCAGAATACCGGATGATTTGGCACATGAAAATGGCACCGAAGGTAATCCGAGAGTTGACTAATTGGGTGACAATTCATGGCGACAGCCGCGAACTATTTTACTCAAATATGGATGACGCTCTCCGATTTTCCTTCCATCATGGAAAGGAATTCTACAACGACTATCGCAATACAGTCAATAAAGTTTTGCGGGAGGATTATGCGCCCTTACTTACAATGCGCTACACCGACCATCGGGCCGAATTTCTAGAACAATTTGACAAAATAGTTCTTAGAGACGAGGCAAGTGAGGGGGATGAGCTAGCGTAGCTCATCTGCCTTGCGTTAACTGGAAACAAATAGACCACGACTGGACTCATCGAATAAAGGATTATGGAACGGAAACCCCGAAACATTTACCCCCTCACTATCTATGTAGTCGTCGATTTTAGGCCTAGGATGTGGAAATTTAGGATAATTTGCCTTTATAGAAGCTCCCCTATACCGCCGAAGAATTGACTTATTTAAGGAATTGGATTGACATCTATCTTCTACTAGTTATTAACTGTAAACAACAATAACGAAAATCTATTATCTGCAACCAGCCGGAAGAGTCACCCCGGCGCTTATTGGATTTCATTTAATTAATTAAGA